ACATCATATAAGGTGTTTAGAGGGGGTACAGAAATTGCAACAGTTAATGCACCAACTGTTACTTATTCAAACACTGGATTAACATCAGAAACAGCTTATTCTTATACTGTAAAAGCAGTAGATGAATATGGAACCTCAACAGATTCTAATACTGCAACCGCTACGGCTACTACTGTTCCAAGCGCTCCAACAAGCGCCTCTGCAACAGCTGGTGTTAATGCAAATACAGTTCAGTGGTCAGCTCCAGCAACTGGTGGAACTCCAATCACTAATTATTATATTGTTGGAAATGATGCTACAACTGGAAACTCAACTAGCTTGTCAGTATCAATTGCAGATACCGCTGGAACATCTCAGTATTATAACGTATATGCAGATAATGCTAATGGAAGATCAACAGCATCTAATAATACAAATACGGTTACTACGCTGTCGCCTACTTTTTTTGCGCCACCGTTCTTCCCACCGTTCTTCCCACCTAGCTTCTTTGCCCCACCAGGGTTCTTTGCACCACCAGGGTTCTTTGCACCACCAGTGTTCTTCGCACCACCAGGGTTCTTTGCACCACCAGTGTTCTTTGCCCCACCTAGCTTCTTTGCACCACCAGTGTTCTTCGCACCACCAGGGTTCTTTGCACCACCAACCTTTGGTTCACGCTTTATTAGAGCTTACTAATATATAACACACAGTAGCAAGGGGCAACCCTTGCTATTGTGCTATATAAACATAAATGATACAATTCATATATGACAAATTTAAATGAGCCACATAGCTTTTCTTCTAAAGAACAGCTTTTCCCAGGAGTTTGGGTATATAGAAATGCTATCAAAAATGACCTTGATGTTATAAATAGGCTAAATGAAATCGGCGAATCAGCTGTCAATGAAAATGATACTAGGTACGCCTGGACTTTTGGTTTTGTTGGGTACAGTGAAAAAAGACCATCTTATAGAGACTGTGAAGATATCAAAGTTGGGGAAATTAAAAACCCTATATCAAAAACTGAAACACTGGTATCTAGCCTATGGTCAGATTTAAAAAAGTCGCAGTCTCCAGCAGTTGAAGATTACTGCAGTATGTATAATGTAAGAATGAATTATTGGGAAGTTATGAATTGCATTCGATATGGGAAAGGGCAACACTTCCAAGAGCATGCAGATCATGGATTTTCTTATAGCGCTACAGTATCATTAGTTGCATATATTAATGATGATTACGAAGGCGGGAACCTTTATTTCCCTAAGCTTAACCTAGACATTAAGCCAAGAGCAGGAGACCTTTATATCTTCCCTTCAACATATCTATTCTCACACAGGGCAATGCCAGTTGAGTCTGGAATGAAAGTTTCAGTAGTTACAATGCTAGACTATAATGATCATGCACATAGACCAGAGTTTATGCAGATGAGATCAAGATGGCTAGAGGAAGATTCTAAATCTGGTAAAAATCAAAATGCATAATATAGAAGCTTATTTTGTTAGAGAAGGATTTGGTGAAGTTCATCCATTGTCTGTAAAAAGAGAATGGATGGACCAGACCTTTGAGGCTCACGCATATAAATGTTTTCCAGTAAGCCTGACAAATCAGCTTGGATGGGGCATATCTTTCCCAGAAGACATATCTTTTATTTGGGATGGCATTACAGATAGCACTCCAGAGCACGTCAAAATATTGTCTGGAGAAAAGTATGCATATCCTGGCAGAGCAAATGCAACAATAAGTTTTAATACTGGAATCATGTTTAAGACTGATGAGAACTCAACACTAATGTCAATGCCAGTCCCTAATCTTTTTGTTGATGGTGCAACCCCCTTTACCACATTAATTAGCACATCTTTTTATAGAGGGGAATTGCCAGCAGCATGGATGATCACAAAGCCAAATGAAGTTATAACCATTAAGGCAGGTACCCCTGTAATAGCAGTAATGCCAATAGACTTATCTGCAATAAATAACTCTGAGATAGAGTTTAAAGACATCTCCTCTTTGCCAGAACCCAGCTTTGATTCCACAGAGTATTCTAATGTTATATATGAATTGAATAGAACTGCAACTTGGTCAAATTTTTATAGAGACGCAGTAGATCATTTAAAAAGAAAAATTGGTTCACATCAAATAAAAGCAGTTAGACTAAAGGTAAACAACAGCCTAAAAAATAGAAATGATATAATGGATATATGAAACTAGAAAATAGCTGGTCGCATGAGCCACCAAAATCAATAACCCCTTCAGGATTTTTTGGGAACTCAATTGATAATATCGTTGAGATAAGAGATTTTCTTTCTTTAGATGAACGTAAACGCCTTATGGATTTTGCGCTAAACAATAAAATTTGGGACGTAACAGAAACACATAGAGATGCAGATGGACTAGTTTTATACGATCACACAATTTGGGAAGATAGAGTATGCACGTATAACTCTTTGATGGCATCAGATCCATCTATACTAGAATTAATCTATAGCATGATAGATAGACTTAAAGTAGAAGTAGACGCATTCTTTAGCGTAGATGCAAAAGAAACTGGTCCAGCAATTGTTAGGTGGCCAGTAGGCGCTAGACAAGAGCCACACGCAGATAAAGAATTTCATTCTGGTCCAGAAAAAGGAAGGGCAAACGATTTCCCTTGGTATGATCTTGCTGGACTATTTTATTTTAATGATGACTATGAAGGTGGAGAATTGTATTTCCCACAACACGGAATTGAATTCCAGCCAGTTGCTGGAGCAGCATATTTTTTCCCAGGCGATATGAATTATACGCATGGTGTACGTCCAGTTACTGCTGGAAATAGATTTACATCCCCATTTTTTTGGACGATAAAAAAACATACAGGAGAAAAACAGCCATGAGTAAATTAGATTATGTAGAGCTTTATCCAAAAGTAGATATCTATCGAAATGTTTTAAAGGATCCAAAGCAGCTATATGAAGTGATGAATGAATCTGAAAAGACATCAGAGGGCAAATACTTTTTAAAGACCTGGGATCCGTGGGCACATTTTGGAACTTATTCGCAAAAGAAAGATCCAAGAGAAGTCTCCGATGAAGTTCAAAAAGAAGAAATGTTTATTAAAGAAAAGAAATTTGTTGAAGAGGTTGAAGAGGCCTACAACAAAGTAATCATGGATTACGTAGAAAGACACGGTATTGAGTTGCCAGAAGGCTGGCATTTTAGCGGATGCTCTTACTCTAAATATCATGCAAATATTGATACGCTAGACAATAGCATGACTATGCAATATCATACAGACCACATAACTTCTCAAAAAGATATGCCTGGAGATAAGTTTTTTATAACATGCACAATGTACATTAACGACGACTACGAAGGCGGAGACATCGAATTTTATGTTGGAGGCAACCTTATTAACCATAAGCCTCAAGCGGGAGACATTCTTGTTTTCCCATCTACAGAGCCATACTATCATGGAGTAAAAACAATTAACACAAATGAAAAGTTTTTTGTTAGAAACTTTATCATGACACCACACAATGGCACAGAAGAATGGCTTGAAAACCAAAGAAGATTTGGCGCTTACAGATGGGCAAAAATGGAGCAGGAAAGAATAGATCATGACGACAAAAGAAATATGGTTTATTTCCAAGATGGCGTAGAAGTTTCATATGAAGATTATATGAGCAACAAAAAGGGGCAAGGTAAATAACATGGAAAGAAATATGGTTATAACCAGACACAAGCCAGATATTGTACAATATGATAATTTTTTAACTCCAGAAGAGTGTAAGGCTATCATAGATGTTTTGGCCATTAAGATGGAAAAGGATCAGCTAAGATGGATGCCAATTTCATTTTACGAGTCATACTCATCAGGAACTCCAGAGCTAAATGACCCAGACACAATTGCTTGCGGTTTACCAGGAGATTTTTTTCAAGACCTTAGACAAAGAGTAATTAATGCGACTGCAGACATGTCTGGTAAATCTCCAGAACAGATGTCTCAAATAAGCTGGCACTCTCAAAGATGGGCACCAGGTGCATTTGCAAATATGCATTCTGATAATACATCTAATGATGGCGTCTCTGGTGCATTTACTAGAAGCAGATATGCAACATTCCTTTATTTAAATGACGACTTTGAAGATGGAGTTTTAAACTTTAAGCACGGGCTTACAATTGTTCCTAAGACTGGAACCCTTGTAACTTTTGCTGGAGGATTCCACAACATGCATGAGGTTACAACTGTCAAAAAGTCTATTCGATACACCCTTGGTTCATTTTGGGACGATAGAGAAGAAAGCGATTACCCACAAGAAGTAAGAGATGCTTGGGCGGAAGAACTTGCAAAAGTCAGAGCAATTCAAAAAGATGAGGCAGCAGAATGGGAAGATTATAGAAATAGGGGAGTAAGAATAACCCCACAAGGAGAACAATACCCAGCTTCTGAAGTGGAAGGTTAAAATGCAAAACAACGCAGAGTTTAAGCAATTTACAATGTTTGACCTTCAGATGCTAGGTCCAGATATATATTATTGGGAGAACGCTTTAAGCTTTCCAGAGGATCTAAAAAGATTTATTGACGAAATAGATGCGTATCCAGAGTCTTATTCTAGAATATCTAAATGGGAAAACTGGACCGCAAGTAACGACTCAAATTTAATTTATGGTAAAACAAAAACTATAAATAAAGCAAATTTAAAAACAACTACTGGCTCAGATATTGTAGACAAAAGAACACTATACATAGCAAACAGCTTTCTGATGGCTTTTCAAATGTGTTCTGATAAATATTTAGCTAGACACGGTTTAGATAAAGAAAATTACAATTTAAACTTAGATAGCGTAACAATTAAAGCATGGAATCAAGGCCAGTCCATGGGTCCGCATTTTGACGGACAAGACGGAAACGCAGACTTAGCATTTTCTCTTGTTGCATATGTAAACGACGACTACGAAGGTGGAGAAATTAGTTTTCCAAATCACAACATTACAATAAAGCCAAAGGCTGGAAGCTTAATAATGTTCCCTTCTCAAGAGCCGTATATTCATGAAGTCAAGCCAATTACATCTGGCATTAGATACATGAGTCCAGCGCATGTATATATTAAGTAAATAGGTGGTATAATAAAAAAATGAGCACAGGAGTAAATGGCTGGAGATTTCCAGACTATACAGACACGCCAGACGTCCCTAGAGACCTTGGCAACCTTGGCGATGACATAGCAGCCTTCATAGAGGCTAATCCAGGCCCACAGGGCCCTTCAGGGACCTTATCCATAGGCACTGTGACTACTGTTAGTGCATCTACACCAGCTTCAGTTGTTAATGTTGGTACAACAGAAAATGCAATATTAAACTTAACATTACCAAGAGGTGTCGATGGAATTATTGGTGGTCCAGGCCCATCCAACATTCTTTCAATTGGAACGGTTGTAGAAGGCGGATCAGCATCTGCAACAATTACAGGAACAAGTCCAGAACAAGTATTGAACTTAGTTTTACCACAGGGCCCAACTGGCCCACAAGGCCCCGTCGGTCCGCAGGGACCAGCCACGATTGCCATTGGAACAACAACAACTGGCAATGCAGGAACTAATGCTTCTGTAATTAATACTGGAACATCAACAAATGCAGTATTTGCATTTACAATTCCAAGAGGTGCAACGGGAGCAACGGGAGCCACTGGCCCACAAGGTATACCTGGATCAAGCGCAACAATTGATCCAATACCTACAACAATATCTTTAAATATTCCAACAACTACTGGTTATGGAGTAAATTCAAATTGGTACCCACTTGCAAATAACCTATACTCTATTGGTCAGCCAACAGATGCTGGCAGCGGTGTTACATCTAATAGATTTTGGAAAACAATATACTCCAATACTGGAACAATTAACACATCAGATCAAAGATTAAAAACAGACATAATAAGCTCAGACCTAGGACTGGACTTTATAAATGATTTAAATCCAGTCAAATATAAATTTATTGAGGGTGGGAAAGAAGTAGTTGACGGAGACGTTGTCTCTATTCCTGGTTCAAGAACACACTACGGTCTTATTGCACAAGAAGTAAAAGAAGTATTAGATCAGGCTGGCGTAGAAGATTTTGCTGGCTGGGTCAAAATGGATATGTCAGAAGAAGACTCAATGCAGGGTCTTAGGTATGATCAGTTTATTGCTCCATTAATTAAAGCAGTACAAGAGCTTACAGCGAGAGTTAAAGCACTAGAAGAGCAGTAAGACATGTCATACAAATATACTGTCTTGCAAGATAATCCACTTTCCTTTTTCTTATTAGACGAGGTTCGTTCTGGCGAAGCAGGCACATACAATAACCTACTTACACTTTATTCTACGTATCAAGATTTAAAAGACAATGGAATTTCATACGCTGCCGTAAGCGGTTTGCCTATAGTTGATTATTCTGGAAACTCAATGGAAGGCTATGCAATTGAGACTTCTGACATGGAAGTTCTTCCTATTATTGGAGCGGGGGTAAGAGGAACTGAAATAAATGATATATCTCAAATAGAGCTAAAAGCATTAGGTATTGGAACAAATAAGAATCCAGACAGCCCCTTTGCATTTGAGATATGGTTTAGTCCAGATTACTCTGATTTACAAGAATACTTAGTTATGGGAGACTCTGTAAATAACATAGGCATATTCTTTAATAACGAGAACATAGTTTTTAAATGCAGTGCTGAAGACTGTGTATCCCACAAAATATCTAAAAATAAAGCTATGCATATAGTAGGAGTATTTTCTAAGGACAAAATCTCGCTATACGTTAATGGCTTTTTGGTCGATGAGAAATTTATTACTGCTGGATTTAAATTTACAAATGAGTCTATGAGAATCGCATTAGGACCAGCAAATACAGGTAAAAAGTTTATAGTAGATTCTGCAGCAGTATATAATTATGAAATAGAATCTTCTAAAGTATTAAAGCATTACATTGCTGGATATAAAGAAACAAAGTATTCTCAGAT